TATTGCTTAGATTTCTACCACCATCTAACCGTTCTGATATCATGTTTATCATACGCAGAGAAATATTTAATTTGAAAATAACTAAAGCTTCGATTTTATCTTACAAAAAAAAATTTATCGACACTTTTATATCCACAGATGATGGGTATTATAAGTTGTTAAAAAAACAAGAAAGTTGTTAACTACTTTAAAAGGTTTTATCCTTTTCAACGATTAACACAGATTGAAAAATACTTATCGCGTTCGAAATACTATAATAAATCGTTTATGGATGGTATCCATTTGGCTCTCGGACAGTCAAAAGCAACGTTTATTAAAAATATTCTCGATGCACAATCTAGTATGTCGAAAGATAAGTACGTAAACATATCTGAAGCAGAACATCAGTATGCTATGGAGGCCGTTTTATCATCTGTTTTTGATAATTCTTCCACGAACTTCAGACCATCATGTCAAGAGCTAATTGATTCAATGAATTTAAAGGCTTCTACAGGGTTACCCCAACCTTGGATCTCAAAACGCCAGTCCATTGATTTAATACGTGATGTCTATGCCCGAATAGAGCATGAAGCTTTTGATATTGTCTCGACTTTCAAGAATATGTCTGAACGACTTGAGCCATTAACAGCAGCATTTGTAAGGATGCAGATTACAAACAGTGGACTTAAAGTCCGATTAGTATTCGCTGTTTCGGTAATATTCGTTATTGCGGAGACATATTTTAACTTAATATTAAAATTTATCATATTTAATGTTAACTCACACGCAATACATGGTTATACGCAACCAGAAATTAGTGCGCTTGTTAGGTCTACAAACAGGAGGCACGCATTGTGTATCGATTATAAAGCATTTGACCAAGCGGTTCCTACTTTCGTTATATTGGCTGTAGCGCATATATGCTTAAGTGTAATGAGGCTAACTCATTATGAAACACGCTTATTTTTAGATCTTATAACTTATTTTGTTAGGCTACCTGTATTCTATCCCGAGGTACCCTATACAATAAAGAGGTCTGGTATTCCCAGTGGAAGTGGATTTACGTCTATTTTTGGTTCTCTGTGTAATACTTACATGTTACATTCTGCAATGAGGCGTTATTGTAAAGACAGAAGAATTCCTCTTGAAAGTAATTATGACATCTATGTCTCATCCGATGATACAATCATCTCTTCGGATTTCTACGTTGAGTTTACTCATTTTAGTCGCATACTAAAGGAAATGTACGATGTACGTACAGAATTAGAGAGTTATAGTAAGCCTGGCGACACCGAAGTGTTCTTTTTAGGCTCGCTCTGGAAGCAAAATAAGCCTACAAGAAACGTAGATCGTATGTTCGCACGGATATTATTTGGTTCGGGTAATATGCCAAGAATGTCTGATCTTGAACTTTTCCAGTCAAGATGTTACGAGATACTCGGAAACACCGTCCAGTACTCAACAGTTTACAAAACATTTAATATCCCGTATCCCAAACGTGTCTTTAGATTTGTAGAGTTGGCGGATCACGCCACCCAGCAAGAGATTAAGTCACAGCTTAGGGGGTTTGAGAAACGTGGGTTTTGGCAAACAGTAGAATTAGACACTGACACTGCAAACAGAGTTTGGTTGCAGCGTTGACACCGTTTTAAACGGCG